CTCTCAATGTTTTGCCATCACCTGCTCCAGCATCTTTGTTTAATATTTCTTTGAATTCTTGTGAGTCGTAGATCTGTTTTAATTTAACTCTGTACAGATGTGGATACCAAGTTTGAGAAAATCCTTCCGCCGCTCTGTTTACATCTTCTACCACATAAAATCTTTTCAACGCCACATTGAAATCATTCAGTGCGTACTCGTCTTTTAGATGAGGCAATTCAAACACATCACCCGGCATCACTTTTCTACCCAAAGTTTTCACACTGGTTGTGATTGGGATGGTCATGAATAATGTGTCATTTTGTAAAAACAGTCCAAATTGACTCATATCGAAGTCAATATCCTGCACGTTGTAAATGCCTCTTATGCTGTAAATGTCTGGACTATATTTTCTATCTCTATTTTCTAAGAACAGCATGTCTTGAATATTGGTTTCTTTGACAGCATCATATCTAGGCTGTGCGGCAGTGGCTTCTGCTTCATCAGGATTGCGTGGTCCTAGGTATTTGTGAACAAACACATCGGTACCGCCCACAGTGAACATTTCGACCACTGTTTTGTCTAAGAATGTGTAATCGTTCCCTTTTTCTGGTTTGTAAAGACTTAATCTAGGCATATACATATATTTATCGGACGATAAATATGTATAAGGAAAACTGTATGAGCGATTTGACCACACAAAAACAAGAGATTTTCGACTATGTTTACACCAGCCTAGGCGGTGGTATGGTAGACGTAGAACTGGATCCGGCACACTACGAAACAGCACTTCAAGATGCTTTGGATAGATTTAGACAGAGATCTGACAATTCTGTGGAAGAAAGTTATATGTTCCTGCCATTGGTACAGGATCAAAATGATTATATTTTGCCAAACGAAGTGATCGAAGTGAGACAAATTTTTAGAAGATCAATTGGATCACGTTCTGGTGGTGGAGATGGCGGTACAATTTTCGAACCATTCAATCTGGCATACACCAACACTTATCTATTAGCATCATCCAACATGGGCGGAGTTGCCACGTACAATATGTTTGCTCAATATCAAGAACTGGTAGGTCGTATGTTTGGTTCATTTATAGAATTCAAATGGAATCCAACCACTCACAAATTGACCATTCTTCAAAGACCAAGAACAGGTGAAGAAGTTCTTTTAGAGTGTTACAATTACAGACCAGATTCAGAATTATTAAAAGATTATTTGGCAAAAAAATGGTTAAAAGATTACACTCTAGCAAAATGCAAGTATATGCTGGGTGAAGCCAGAAGCAAATTCAACACCATAGCAGGCCCACAAGGAGGATCATCATTGAATGGTGATGCTCTCAAAACCGAAGCCGCTACCGAAATGGAAAGACTGGAAGCCGAAGTCAAGACTCAGACAGGTGGTGGAGTTGGATATTCTTTCACAATTGGTTAATAAATCATTGACATAATATAAATTTTGTTGTATTATTTTTAATATGCAACAAACAACCATTCCTTTATTTTCTGTTCCTCTATTCAAAACCAATATAGCAAGTTTAGATCCAATAGAAAAAACATGGATTAAAAACTTAGATTTCCCTCCACAAAGTGTTGGATTGTATGAATCTGATAATGAAGATGCTATTAATAAAGGTATGAAAGTTTTAGATCAGCCTCAATTAAAAAATTTAAGACAACAAATACTGAAAGCAGTAAATCATTTTACCAGTGAAATTTTAGACGTGGAACAAAAATTCGAACTGACAACAAGTTGGGTCAACAAGTATGGAAAAGCAGATCTAAATCATCAGCATTCACATCCTAATTCTATGATAAGCGGAGTGTATTATATTGAAAGTGATGAATCTTCAGCACCCATAGTTTTTAACAAACCGTATTTTTATACAAATCTATTTCACGAAACAATCAAACCAACTTTTAAAAACAAAAACAACAATCAATTCAATCTTGATTATTATGGCTTGAAACCTGTGACTGGTGATTTGCTTATATTTCCATCATGGTTAGAACATACAGTACCTCCCCAAGAAGTGGACAAAGAGAGATGGAGTTTAGCATTTAACTGCTTCGTGACAGGAAAATTAGGAACAGGAACAAAACAATTACAATTATGATTATAGGAATATGCGGACTGATAGGTTCCGGTAAAGATACCATTGCTGACTTTTTAGTAAAAGAACACAATTTTCAAAAATTATCTTTTGCCGACAAACTTAAGGACAGTGTGGCCGAAATGTTTGATTGGGATCGACAGTTGCTGGATGGCAAAACTGACATGAGCAGAACCTGGAGGGAACAACCTGACGAATTCTGGAGCAAAGAAATGGGCCGAACCATCACTCCAAGATATGTGCTACAAGTGTTCGGTACAGAATGCATGAGAGACGGATTTTATGATGGTGTGTGGGTAAGTTTAACAAAAAAGAAAATATTAGACAACCCTCAAATCAATTGGGTTATTCCAGATGTGCGTTTTGAAAACGAAGCAGATATGATAAAAGAAATCAAAGGCGAAGTATGGTGGGTAAAAAGAGGACAACTGCCTGTTTGGTTTAGAATGTATCAAGACATAGGACAAAAACCCAAAGATGTGCATCCATCAGAATGGGCATGGGCCAACACTGATTTCAACGCAGAATTCACCAACAATGGCACAATTTCAGAACTTAAAAATCAGGTACAAGATCGCCTTGTTGCCAACGGATTCCTTCAAGGTGCAAAGATCTTTGGCAATTAGCACACACCGTTTTAAGATTATTGAATTTACAATTATTTAAATCACCATCCACGTGAAACACGTTAAAGTGTTGTTTGAACTTGCTGGTGTGACCACACTTGTCACATTTGTCCTTTGCTCTATAACCAGCCACGTACCATTTGGGCTGATATCCACTGGGACCACCATATCGCAAACACTGTTCACACTGTCGTCTATAATAGGTTTTGCCTGCCTTTTTATAGTTTACAGCAGAAGGTCTTTCGTTACATTTGATACATAATGGTCTCATACGACTGTATTTACCTGCCCTTTTCTGTCCCTTTTCTTTGGTGTGTAATACAGCACGATTTGAGCAATCGTCATAAATACTAACAATAATAAAGTTTTACACTTTAATAGGAGATAGAAAAAATGGCATTAGTTTCACCAGGAGTACAGGTTAGTGTAATAGACGAAAGTTTCTACACACCAGCAGAACCGGGCACAGTCCCAATGATATTTGTTGCTTCGGCACAAGACAAAACAAACAGTTCAGGAACAGGAACAGCACAAGGTACCACAGCGGCAAACGCCGGCAAAGCGTACTTGATGACTTCCCAAAGAGAATTAGCAGAAACATTTGGTGATCCAATTTTCAAAACAGACGCAAACAATAATCCTATCAATGGTGGTGAAACAAACGAATACGGATTACAAGCGGCTTATTCATATTTAGGTGTTGCCAACAGAGCATACGTTGTAAGAGCAGATGTTGACTTAGGTCAATTGGAAGCAACAGCAACAGCACCAGCGGCTGATCCAGCATCAGGCACATACTGGTTAGACACATCAAACACAAAATTTGGAATTCAAGAATGGAATGGTGCTTCAGCATCTACAACTGGTGGACAATCATTCACAAACAAAATTCCATTAGCAATTACAGACACAACTCAATTGAAAAACTACAATTCAGTGACTAACGATCATGATGGTCCAAAAGAATCTGTTGGACAAGCAGGTGATTATGCTGTGGTAACTACAGATGATTCCAATGAAATGTTTTACAAAAAATATGATGGTTCATGGGTAGGTGTAGGCACAGCGGCTTGGGTGGCTTCAAATCCAACTGTGTCAGGATCTACAGCAACAACAGGTTACACAGGAGTAATTGGGTCAGGCACAACATTCAACATTATCATTAATGGTGGTACAAATCAAATCACAACATCAGGCACAACGGTTGCTGATGTGGCTTCGGATATTACAGGAGCAGGAGTTTCAGGTTTATCAGCAAGAGCAGTTGGTGGTTTATTATCGATCTATTACAATGGTTCAGCAGATGCTGACATTCAAATCACAAGTGGAACATTGGACACAGCAATCGCATTAGGTATTGCTACAGGCACTTACTATGTGCCAGCATTACAAGTGTCAGCACACACTTCAGTTCCAGAATTTAAATCAACAGACACAAACCCAAGACCAACAGGTTCTGTATGGGTTAAAACAACAACACCTAATTCAGGTGCTAGTTGGTCAGTGAAAAAATTCAACGGCACAACAAAACTATGGGAAGAAATTTCAGCACCAATCTACGCAAGTAATGAGTCTGCTCTATACAACTTAGACAGAACAGGTGGTGGTACAAATCTTGCTGTAGGTGATTTATACATTGATTGGAATCAATCATCTGGTGCTACTTTAACACAAACAATTATGAGAAGAGAATCAACTGGTTCTACTTCAATCACTAGTTCAGTGATTGCTACACAGGTTTCAGCAGGTGCGGCTTCGTTCACTATTGCTGAATCAATTGTTGGTCAAGCGGCATTAAATGCTCCTATCACTGTAAGTGTTTCACCAACAGGTGCGGCAACTGATGCTGATTTAATAGCAGGTGCTATTAATGGTTCAGGTTTCACAAACATCAAAGCCAGTGTAGATTCAACTAATAGAATTGTAATTGAACACACAGCAGGCGGAGACTTTGTTATTGTGGACACAAACAGCATTTTAAATGATGCTGGTTTTGGTGCTTACAACTACACTAACAAATCAGGAACTCCAAATTTATACGCAGATGGTTCAAACCTAAGAGCAAGTAACTGGAAAATTTTAACATACACAGCCAGCGACACAGCAGTGACAACTACTGCGGCAGATGGTCAATTATGGTACTCATCAGTTATCGACGAAGTTGATATCATGGTATTAAAAAGCATAAATGGTGTACCAACATGGAAAGGTTACTCAGCAGTAACAGATTCTGATCCAGCAGGTCCAACAGTATCAGCAACTGCTCCAACTGTTCAATCAGATGGCACAGCACTTGTAGAAGGTGACTTATGGATTTCAACAGCAGATTTAGAAAACTATCCAACCATTTACAAATGGAATGCTTCTACACTAAAATGGATTGAAGTAGACAAAACTGATCAAACAACAGAAAACGGAATATTGTTTGCTGACGCAAGATGGAGTACAGCAGGACAAAATGCAACTGCGGCTTCAATTGCTGATTTATTATCAAGCGATTATTTAGACACTGATGCTCCAGATCCAGCACTTTACCCAGCAGGTATGTTGTTATGGAACACAAGACGTTCTGGTTTCAATGTGAAAAAATTCCAAAGAAACTATGTGGACTTGACAGCAAAAAACACTAGAGGTTCTGATGCTGACACAGTAATGACAAACTACTATCCTCACAGATGGACAACAGAGTCTGCTAATCAACCAGATGGTTCAGGATCATTTGGAAGAAAAGCACAACGTAAAGTTATTGTACAATCTTTACAAGCAATGTTGAATTCTAATCAAGAGATTAGAGATGACGAATCTAGATTGTTTAATTTAATGGCAACTCCAGGTTATCCAGAATTGATCGGTGAAATGATTTCACTTAACAATGACAGAGGCTTATCAGCGTTTATCGTTGGTGACTCTCCAATGAGATTAACCCCAGATGCTACAAGTTTACAAAATTGGGCAACCAATGTAAACCTAGCAGTTGAAGACAATGACAACGGTTTAGTTTCAACAGATGAATACTTGGGTGTATTTTATCCATCAGGATTCACAAGCGACAACTTCGGTAACAATGTGGTTGTACCAGCATCACACATGATGTTAAGAACAATTGCGTTAAGTGATCAAGTTTCTTTCCCTTGGTTTGCTCCAGCAGGCACAAGAAGAGGCGGAATCACAAATGCTAGTTCAACTGGTTATATCAACAGCGAAGGCGAATTTGTTCCATCAGCATTGAATGAAGGTCAAAGAGACACATTGTACGCAAACAATGTTAACCCAATCACTTTCATAACAGGTGCTGGTTTAGTCAACTACGGACAAAAAACTAGATTTGCTGGAAGTTCTGCACTAGACAGAATCAATGTTGCTAGATTAGTAATTTACTTAAGAAGTCAATTGAACAAATTGGCAAGACCTTATGTGTTTGAACCAAATGATAAAATCACAAGAGATGAGATCAAGGCTCAAGCAGAAAGTTTATTACTTGAATTAGTTGGTAATAGAGCAATCTATGACTTCCTAGTTGTGTGTGACGAATCCAACAACACACCTACTAGAATTGATAGAAACGAGTTGTACTTAGACATTGCGATTGAGCCAGTCAAAGCAGTTG